ACTTTATCTGGAGCGTTCAGAATGAGCATGTTTATAAATATGCAACCGACCCCAATTATGTAGGGAAAATTGTGACAATTATTAATAAATTAAGAGAGTATGAAAATGAGTAAAATGTTTTTTGAGATGGACCCGAAGCCCGCAGAGATGCAACTGATAAATTTTGAGATTCCCGCACACCTGGACTCGGTTGTGATAACAGACAAGCCGGGTGAAAGCTTAGGAATAAATGAAACCAAGGATGTTGTTCTGTTTGCAGTGCTTTTTGCTAACGCACTGATGAAAACTTTCGCAGACAATAAGGTTTCCCTGACTGACCTTCCCCATTTCTTCAATGTTGTTCTTAAGTTGCCTGCTGCATTGTCCGGAATAAACAAAGTGCCGGCAGAGATTAAAGACGTTGACGAAAACGAAATTAAGGAACTGATCCAGATAATCAAGGATAATCTCGGTCTCGAAACCGACCAGGCTAAAGTTGTGTTGCAAAAATCCTTAAATCTCGTTTATGCAGTTTATGATTTAGTTTCAGCAGTGACAATCAAGTGATAGAGAAGATTAAAAAAGCCTGGGCTTATATCGAAGGGCAAAAGAGAAGAATAGCATTAATAGCCGCATTTGTTACGCAGTTAACCCCTGAGTATACCGTCCTTTATGCTGTTGCACAGGGCACTTTCCTTTTATTTGCAAGCGCGGATTTATTGCAATATTCTTCTACTAAAATTAAAAATATCAGAAAGGTAAAAGAATGATACCAAATTATGGAATGAAAGGGATTTTAATCTGCAGCAAGGGAACCCTTAGCACTTCTCCTGCAAATGCGGTAGTGTCAGGCTTCCGAAGCAAAGGAGCAAAACTGACTATTGCCGATGAAGCTATGGTCGAAGATTACAGAGGGAGGCAATTTCAGAACAAAATAAAGTTTTCCGCAGAGTTTACAAGTTTGCAGTTTGGGCTTGGTGAACTTAATAAAATATTAACAATTTTGAAAAGCAGCGATAAGATTGCTGACGTGCAGGTTGCAACAGCTCTCCCCTATGCAGGCACAACTGCAACTCAACTTCCCAACGAAGGGATTTTCAACTTTGTGGGCGCCCAGGGCATGGGGCTTGAGTTCGAATTCTTGAGAAGCCTGAAAGAAAACTCATGCAAGATCACAGCCGCCGCTAGCTACAGTGTTGCTGATGCTAAAGCATTAATGCTCGCATCCAAAACAAACACTCCCAACAGCTTATTAACTGCCGCGGCAGGAGAAGACATTACTAAAATTATTCCACCAAACTATTCGGAAATATATTTTGGCGTAAACGGTCAGAGCGTCCCGGTTGCTTTAGCTCCCCGGTTTGAGGTCTATTCAATGGAAGCTAAGTTCAAGCTCAAGACTGATAAGACCGTGATGGATATTGCAATACCGATAATGGTTGAGCACGACATCACAATCGAACTCCTTGACAGCTCTCCGGATAAAATTTATCAGATGCTGAATGTAAACAATGAGCGAGTTGGAATTGATATACTCAAAAGCACCGGATGGGAGAGTTATATTTTCCCGGCAAATACTTTGATGTACAAAACAGAGAGCGAAATTGGTGAAGACAAAAGGCTTGTTAAGCTGAACTTCAAAGGCGGCAGCTACCTGGCAGATGCAGTCTATACGTCCAATCAGCAACAGAACTCAGAAACATTAACTTTATATTAACAGGAGGAAATAATGCCTGAAACAAAAAATTTCACGATTGACAGCTCGGTATCTGAGTTATTAGAGTTCGACCTGATCCCCGATCAGGACGATCTTATGTTTATCCTCTACGGTCCGGAGAAAGAAATCCTCCTGGTTCGCAGAACCAACACAAATAATGAGGATTCGGCTTTTGTAATTGACTCAACAATTCAGCTCACTTTGAGGGATTTCGAAATAGCAGCCCTTAAAAATGGAACCCTCTCATACGTGCTTTTCTATTACGACTCTGCAGACACAGAGCAGTTTATTGCTGCATATTCCGGGAGTGTGACAGTAAATGTCACGGGGGCGCCGGAGGAAGACCTTGCATTCGCAGCCGGGCAATTTTTCAGAGTGGATTCAGACGCTATCGAGGATGTTCCGGAGGAGCTTAGCGCGGATCTGATATTACTCAACGATGGGAAGCTCTACGTGAAAGTTGCCGGCGAATGGGCAGAGTGGAACCCGGCTTTCGGTACTGATGTGGTGGACGCTCTGGTCGGCACTGACGGAACTCCCTCCACTTCAAATAAGTTCGTTACGAACTCTGATGCAAGGATGACTAATGAAAGAGTCCCAACAGCACTTTCTGTTACGGCGGCAAAATTAGCAGCTGATGCAGTAGAAACAGCTAAAATAAAAGATGCAAATGTAACGGCCGGTAAGCTGGCGACTGATGCAGTTGAAACTGCGAAGATAAAAGACGGGAACGTCACCTATCTTAAATTAAAGAGCCAGCTTCAGGAATATCTGAAGGCCCAGGGCTTCACCGCAGAAGATAACCAGATAATTCCGCATAACTGGATGCCCAACAACTATGCTGTTATTGACAAGAATGGCAAAGCCCACATGATGGTAGAAATTCCAAGGAAAAACTGGGATGCTGCAAACCAGTTTGCAGGTGCTGCTATCCACCCAGCTTTTACAATTAATGGGGCACAGAAAAGAATTTTCATAGGCAAATACCAGGCAAGTATGGACGGCGCATATTACGTCACCCGTGCTAATGCGACAGTAAAACATTCGCTGACATTTGAGCAAGAATTAGCCGCCGCTGCAGCTTTGAATGGCGGAAGTATTTCAGGATTTCACCTGATGACGAACGCTGAATGGGCATTGGTTGCGTTAATGAGTAAAGCCAACGCAACATTACCTTACGGCAATAATGCCTATGGACGCGATAATGACAACAAATTGATCACTGGTATCATGGAAGAGCCCGCTAATTTTGCAGGTGCTTCCGGAAACGGAAAGTGGTTAACTGGGACGGGAGGCATACTTACAAGCCACAACTGGCAGGAATCAGGAATATTTGACCTAAACGGAAATGTTTGGGAAAGAGTATCTGGTATGCGAGTGAATGAAGGCGAAATCCAAATTCTCGAAAACAACAACGCTGCGGATTCCTCTAAAGACCAAGGTGCAGCATCAGCGGAATGGAAAGCCATACTCACAGATGGCACATTAGTGGCTCCCGGTACAGCTAACACCCTTAAATATAATGGGGGCAGCCCAATCAGTGTGGTTGAGGCGATTACCACTCAGCTGGTAGACCCCAACTCGGCATCCAACACTTATGAGACCGTAGCGACTGCTCTGTCCGGCAATGGCATAGGCCTGTTAAAATCGTTATGGCTATTCCCACATACAACCGGGTTGGGCGGGGACTATATATATCTTAGAAATTACGGAGAGCGGGTCCCGTTCCGTGGCGGCAGTTGGAATTACGCTTCTAATGCCGGGGTGTTCTACCTGAGCCTGATCGACGCTCGTTCGATTGCGAACAGCCGCGTCGGGTTTCGTTTCGCTTTTTATCTGTAATCTGTTTTCTGTTAATCTGTTTCTGACGGCTCTTTGAAAATATGAATCTGGTATTGCTTCAAAAATGTTATGATTTTTATCTGTACCTCAACCAAGTTACCAAGGCTTTCCCTAAATCGGAAAAATTTGTTCTAGCTGCTCAGTTAAAGGACCTCTTTTTAGAGATTATCCGGAGCATAATTAGGGCAAACAAATCTTCCGACAAAAGGAGGCATCTTCTTGAATGTGATGTAAGACTCGAGGAGTTTAAGTTATTATTGCGTCTTTCAAAAGACTTGCAGTACTTAAAGCTTAGACAATACGAATTTGCATCAGGCTTAATAGTGGAAATTGGCAAACTGCTGGGAGGCTGGATAAAATCAAACAGGTGACGTCTGTAATTAGCGGGTCCCGATCCGTGGCGGCAATTGGAATAACGCTTCTAATGCCGGGGTGTTCAACCTGAACCTGAACAACGCTCGTTCGAATGCGAACAACAACATCGGGTTTCGTTTCGCTTATATATTATGCCTGATTTTATTGGCTAAGGACAATAAAGAGTGCACAAAATAAAAGGAGACTATCACCTTGCAAATGCAAAAATAAACTGGCTCTTTAAGCGGTTAGTAACTTAATAAAAGATAATATCGTATTGAAGAATAATGAAAACTTATAATAACATTTATCCAAGAATATATGACTTCGCTAATCTGCATAAGGCCTATCTTAAAGCTAGAGCCGGCAAAAGATTTCGCGAAGAAGTCTTGGATTTTAGCAGCAAACTTGAAGAAAATCTTATTCAGATACATAATGAGCTGATAAATTCCCTTTGTCAGCCCAGTCCTTATAAGCAATTTGTCATCAAAGAGCCCAAAGAACGTCTGATTTTGGCGCTCCCTTTTAAAGATCGCGTGGTTCAGCATGCTATATGTAATATAATTGAGCCAATATTTGAAGCTACTTTCATAAAAGATTCTTATGCGTGCCGCAAAAATAAAGGGGTACTAAAAGGAGTGAAGAGAGCAGCGAAGCACATTTCTTCAGTTGAGAAAACCGGAGGAATTTATTGTCTAAAGATGGATATTCATAAGTATTTTTATAGTATTGATCATCATGTAATTTTTGAAATGATAAAGAAAAAGATACGCTGCAAGAAAACATTAGATTTGATAAAGGTCATAATAGACAGCTCCGATAATCCGGGTATCCCGATCGGGAACCTTACCAGCCAGCTATTCGCCAACATTTATCTTAGCTCGCTTGATCACTTTATCAAAGAAGACTTGCGCGTAAAATACTATCTCCGCTATATGGACGATATGGTCATTATAAATAACAGTAAAGAAAATCTAGCCAGATTGTTATCCGAAATAAAGATATTTCTCAAAACAAAACTTCGCCTGGAGCTGAATAAGAAAACCCAAATATTCCCGATAAAAAGAGGACTCGACTTTCTTGGCTACCGGCAGTTTAGGAATACTCGCATACTCCGTAAGTCGGTAATGCTGAAAAGCTATAGGAAAATTAAAAAGTTTATGAAGTCGAAAAGGAAACTAAACAAGGTCAAAGAGAGCATTAATGGGCTATTAAATATTTGCAGTTATTGCAAATCAAATAAAGCAATTGAAAACGTTAAGAAAATTATAGGAGAAGAGAAATGGGCACTGATGTATATAAAATAGTGAACGGCAAGCCGGTCTTGGCTAATTATATAAAAGATAATGCCGAGATAGACGAGGAGACTATCAGAAAAATACGTGAAAAGTATTCTGAGAAAGACGAATTAAAGCTCCACCGCCAGGTGATCAAAAAAGGACAGCTCACTCCCGAATTCGAAGAATACAACACCTATGTTGAACAATGCCGCGAGGAAGGCAAAACCCTTAAGCTTTCAAAAAATGCTTTTAAGGATTCACTGAAGAAAGTGAAGATCCAGGATGGCGACCAGGAGCGCGAGATTCTTACTATTCCTGATGAGGGGTAGATGTCGGAATATACTATTAACAAGCGTAAATATTTCATAAGAGACTTTACTTTTGCTGAACTCGCTAAAGTACAACAGATCAGACACGAACTGGCGCCGGAAATGTTCTCGGGAGAAATTAAAAAATTGGTTACCGTTGATCCTGGGACTCCGGAAAGAATGGCAGAAACATTAAGCTTTATTCTTGAGGATGCAAATGGAACTCCGGCAATAGTTACCGTTGAAGACATTAATAATACCGGTATGAAAATGTTATCTACCGTGCTGAGAGACTTCATAATTGGCGACCTGCTTATAGTGGCTGAAAAAAAAAGATTTTCGGAGAACTTAATGAAAGAATTGAGCGATGTACTGCCGAACTCAAATCGCTCTCAAAAGTCGATCCGGAATACTTCCGGCCGCAAATAAATCTTGACGAATCTGAACTGATAATATATGTCCTGACCGAGGGGGATCTAACGAAGCGAAAGGCGATTTTAGAATGCGAGCGGAATCTGGTCTATGATTACTACTATATGAACAGGGTTAAATACTTAAATGAACTGATTAGGGCAATAGAGGAAAGGAAAGAACACGCACGTCGTTAGCCGCCCCATCGGCTTCGCCAGTACATTCTATATAGCTCACTGTGATCAGGAGGGGGAATTTTTGAAATAAAAAGTTTGTGAATAACGATTGAAAAACCGATGAGAATAAAAAGATAAATAAACGATGTCAAAGTTTCCATAATTGCTCCAAATGTTCATACAAAGATACATACTAATATGTCAGAAATCAAGTTAAAAATTGTTATAGATGGAAAAGAAGCTATAACAACGCTTAATCTAACCGAAAAGGAGCTTGCAGACCTAAAGGGTGGCTTCGGCGATGCCGGCAAATCGTCAGCGGGCTTTACTAATCAGTTGAATAACTCACTCGAAAATGCCCGTAACTCCATTATGGGTCTCAAAGAAGTCTGGAGTGTCTTTTCCGGAATGTTTGGAGGGGCCGTCTCAGCATACCAAGAGGCAGAGGTCGCAGAAATCCAGCTGACAACTGCTATGAAACAGCGTGGACAGTATACCGAAGCCGCTTTACAGGACCTACAAGAATACGCCGCTAACCTCCAGCTTACCACAACCTTTGAGGGAGACGAAGCCATTGCCCTAATGGGTAAACTCCAGGCTATGGGATTGAGCAATCAGCAGACAAAAGAAGCTACTAAGTTAGGGGCAAATCTAGCCGCATTAATGGGGACAGATCTTGCCTCTACCTCTAAATTATTGGCTGATCTTTTCGCAGGCGATGCAACTATGATAAACCGATATGTCAAAGGATTGGATGAGGCAGTCCTGAAATCCGGCGATATGAATGCAATAATGGCAATGCTCAATCAGGTAGTCGGTGGCCAGGCGGAAGCTCTCGCTCAGGCAAGCTCCGGCCCGTTAAAACAATTTCAAAACTCTTTTGGCGACCTCACAGAAGCTGTCGGTGGCACAATTTCAGTGGCAATTCTCCCCTTTGTTAAAGGGGCGTCCACCGTAATGAACGCACTGAATTCTATCTCCCCGGCCATTACTGGGGTAATCGGCACAATTGGAATGCTCACCGCGGCGATGGTCACCCTTAAGATAACCGGACTTACCGGAAATATCACAAGTATCTTGACCTATCGTGTTAACCTTGCAACTCTTATCCCCTCTCTTGGGGCTAACACCGCCGCCACCGGAGTAGCCACAGCCGCCCATATTGGTTTCGGGGCATCGGTAAAAGCCGCGACTCTGGCAATCAAGGGCTTC